GCCGGTGGCATAACCAGTTCGTTTAGTAGATCTATGAGTTTCATGTAATAAAAAAGCCCTCTCTAATAAATAGGAGGGCTCTTTCTCTAAGGTTATTACTGTTTAGAAATTTAGGACACAATAATCCATTCCTAAAGTCATGGTAATGTTCTGAGCAGCTGTGTCGTTATCCCAGTTATACTCACCAAAGTCTGCAGTTTTAATAAATGCTCCTTTGATTACCCATTCAGAAACGATATCACCTACTGGACCAACAACGTCTAAGGTAATGTCTTTTTTGTAGAAGTCAGAATAACCATCACGGCCAGTTACTGATTCGTGGTGAAGACGTACCCATTCCATTACCGCCTGAGCTCCTGAAGGAGTGATGGGATCGAATAATGTTAAGCTTACATCGTTCCATCTCAATTTACCTTTGATTTTACGGTAAACGTTAATATGGTTTAGTATAATTTCTCCTTGGTCGAATCCCAGTCCTGAAATGCCTTTAATAATATAGGCAGGGATACCAGAAACAGACATAATAAATCTATTCTGTACTTTTGGTTCGAATTCGGTGAAGAATATTTCTGATGAGTTTAAGATTGCCATTTTTGTATTTGCTTATAAATATTTACTATGTCAAAAATTATGCTGGGAAGGTTGCACCTGTTGGAGTGATGTTGAAATCTAAGTAAATGAATTCAGCAGTCTTAGTAGGTTGAATGTAAATTTGACCAACCATTTCGTTTCTATCGATTACATCGGGAGTGTTATTAGAATCATCCATTACTACTTTGTAAGCGTAGAGACCCTGTCTCTGCTGTACCGAAGTTAGGTAAGGTTCAACTTGAGATAAGAAGTTGTTTCTGCTAACCGAAGTATTTTGTTCGAATACTAAGTTCTGAGCAACTTGTGAAATGTAGGATTTCAAAGCGATTAACAATCTTCTTACGTTTACTCTATCCAAAGCAGAAGCTTTTTGCTGTAAAGTCTTTTGTCCGTATACTACTGTACCTTGCCCAGGGAATGTAGCAATTGGGTTAACTTTACCGTTGTATAAAGTATCTCTATCAGATTGAGCTAATTTTCTCTCTGCTCTGATTACTTGACCTAATCCACCTCTGTTGATACCAGCAGGAGCAAACCAAGGCTCAGCTACTGAATCATTAAAGGCAAATACACCGCCCATCAAAGTAGAAGCAGGAACCCAAACTTGTTGACCAGTATCTGGGTCGAGTATTTGAACCCAAGGCCAGTAAGCTGCTGCATAAGAAGTATTCCTGGATGCTGCCTGGCCGACTGCTGTGTTGACTTGAGAGTTGTAAGGTACTAAGTCTAATACGAATAAGCTATCACCTCTATTCTGAGTATTATTAATAAGAGAAGTAACTGCAGAAGTATGTAGAGAATCTACCAATCCAGGGGTCATTAAAACATTAAACCTATAGTCGTCAGCATTTGATAATAGGTTGATCATATTAGTGTAGTTTCCAGCTTCTACACCCTGTGTATTGTTAGCAGTAATTGTTTGGTAAAAATTAGCACCGGGTTTAACATCTCCAATTGCACCTGCGAATGCTCCAGAAGCATTTGCTGGGATTGAAGCAGTGTATTGAGCTTTAGCTGTTCCATTATTATCTAAATAAGCAGGAGTAGGTCTATTGACAGATCTTACTCTTAAGTATTTAGAATTAACTGGGAAAGATCCGCTGGTTTCTAAGTAGTAGCTAGTTCCTGAGCTTGCATAAGTAAAGTTTTGATCACCGATTGCTCTAGCAACGTAGTTTGGTGTTAAAGGATCTAGAGATAGGTTAGTCCAGGTTTCTAGTATAATAGGAGTATTAGTTGTATCGTCTCCTCTTCTTACTAGCAAGTCGAAAGTGCCTGATCCAGTGTTTGAATTAACAATCTGCCACCTAACGTTGTCTGCAGAGCCTGAACTTAAGATACCGTTAGTACCTAAGCTTCCAGAGTTATTCATTAGGATTCCTTCAGAGATAGTTTCAAACTGTACTGAAGCGCTAGTGTCTTGTCCTCCGATGCTTGCGGTTGCGGATGTATAACTACCAGTTACTACTCTTGCTACTAGTAAACTTTCACCTCCGTTATTGAAGTAGTTGTAAGCTGCAATTGAGGTAAAGTAAGTATATACATTACTTCCACTGGTTATAGCGCCACCGAATACGTTTTGGAATTGACTGTAGGAAGTAACAACAGTTGGTATTTCTACCGGACCTTTTGCGGTAGGTCCAATAATCGCAGCTCCCACTGTTACTGGTTGTTGGGTGATGAACGAAGAGTCATTTTCTCTTGCAAGTACACCTGGTGATATTAAAGTTTCTGCCATTTTCTTAAATTAATTAGATAGTTCTAATATAAATAGGTTTCAGACCGTCAAAAAACTATATGTCGTTGATATCCGAAACTGTTTCTGTTAGGATTGTCAACTTACTTTTTGTATAGAATTTCTTGACACTGTTTATATCTTTTGCAACTATTTCCGGTATAATATACCCTCTAAGTTTTATATTAAAACTAGACCTTACCAATCTCTCCTGTCCCTGTTCCATAGTAGTGTTGTCGGTAAAACTATCAATCCTGGCTCGGAATTTAAATCTATTAGGATCTCCCCAGTACGAATCCGACGCATAGTTTACAGCTTCAATAATTTTATTCATTTGCTCCCTATAGTATGTCCAAATAGTACAATCGTAAGTTAGTGTAACATAATCAGGTATGACTATTGCTTGATAGGTTTCTACCGGTTTTCTATTATTTAGGATGTTAAAATTACTGTAAGGTGTATTTTTCTGATACTTTTGATTTACTATAGCGTAGTTTTGTGGGTTGTTAGCATCTAGTTTATTAGCAACTGTATAGTCTTTCTCTACAGTATTACTCTTAAACATAATGATAGGACACATGATCTTATCATTTTTATCTCTATAATACCCGTCTTTCTGGACTGCTTTCCATCTTTCAGGATTTCCGTAAATTATAGGTACCTCGATTGCTGTTCCGTTTTGAACAACCGAAGGTTTTATTATATTTTGAAAATAATATATAATAGCTTCGTCTATATCTTCCAACCCTATAACATACGGCTTGTCAGAATCTCCTTTAACTGAGATTTGTTCAGCTCGGTAGCTTTTTGCTGTAGCTGGATTAGTATCGTTTTTAAATACTGGTAATGGAGTTATAGCATCATTAGGATTACTTAGTAATGCATTCTGCTCAGAGATTGATAGTTCTCTCTGATTCTTTGGTACCGGTTTTCTAATCTTATCTGCCATTACATTCTCTCTTTGGTTATACCTAGTTTGTCTGCAGGTACAAGGTGTGTTGAACAAACGATACTGATTGATGAGCCGAATTGATTCAGCCCTTCAGAATACGAGTATTCTGGTATTTTACCCATGAAGTATTGGTTATCAACTACCCCATCTACTTCATAGTAGTTTTCATACCAAAAAATAACATCTCCAACTTCTGGAAGTATTTGAAGGTCTTTTAGATCCTCTAAGAAGAATGCAAAAGAAACTGTTCTATTTAAATCTGGTCCGAATCCGTCAGCTGCAGTCCAAGCTTGGTCTCCTCTAGTTACCAAACAGTTTAGTAGAGTTGGGCCGGATACAAACTTATTAGCTGATTCTCCATAAATGTTCGTTGTTGTAGCTTCTAGGTTAACTTTATAATACCCTACCTGCTGGGTTATAATGTCGGGTAATAACTCACGGTTGATACTATTGATCAATAAAACGTCTCTCTGTCTTCCGAATAATGCCAAGGTTAGATCTCCTCAATTTTTTGTAATTGTTTGGTACTGTATTTGAATTTCTTCAAAGTAGGGATAGTTGCTAATGCTTCTTTTTTAACTAACTCAAGAGTTTCCGCTCCTGGTTTCAAAGTAACCACCTTTAATTGAAGTAAGCCTCTAGGTTCAAGATCTTCTTTGTCTGTTTTATTGTTTACAACAGTAACGTATCTCAAACCTCTGATTAACTGAGCGATATCAGTAACGTTTGTTTCGTCTGAGAATTCAACATACACTAATGTTTGGTACATTGAATAAGTTACTTCCTTTAATAGGTTTTTTAATTTTACCATGTTATGCTATAAATATTGGCTGTGGAACCAGGTTTAGTTCTTTTTGTTTGTAATCAGCTTCTAATGATCTTCTTTCAAGTAGCTTCTCTCTTGAAGTTTCTTCTAAGTAAGCTCTTAATCTATCTAATAGCAAGTTCTTCTCTGAAGTAGCTGCAGTAATTAGGTCTCCGGAGTTCAGAGTAACTTCTGCTCCTGGGATAGGTAGGGTTCCGTATTTTCCTCTAACATACCCGAGCATCTCTTTAACTAGAGCTAAAGTGTATTCAAAGATCCACTGTCTTCCTATAGAGTTTATTTGAGTGTAATTAGGGTTAGCATAAGGAACATTAGAAACGTTAGATACAAGACCGGATGAATTTGCCATTGTCGGATTGTTTCTTTCTGAATTTTTAATATATTCAAAGCGATACTTCCCTCCAGTTACAGTCGGTATTGGGAATACTCTCAGTCTGTTGTTCACTAACTCAAAAGAGAAGTTTGATTTTCTAATCTGGTCGTTAAATTCAATAGCTTGGATCTTCTGAAGATCATAGTTGATTGGCATCAGAAGAAAGTTGATTGCTGGTGAATAGTTACCCCATCCAAACGTATCTAAGAGGTTCATCATACCTGTTCCTGTTCCTGCATAAGGATCAAAGTAACGAACGATGGCCGGAGGTGCTTCATAAAACACTCTCTTAATTTCGATTGTATCTCCGGGTGTTAGTGATGCAGAAGCTTGAGCCCATGCATTCATATCGTAATTTTGCTGATTGGCAATAGTATCAAAAGAACCTGTGTACCAAGTTACTGTTCCGCCAACGCCTGCTTCTTCTCCGTACTGGTTAGACATTCTAACAATAGCTCCGAAGTTTGGTTGAATAACTACATTATTTAAATTAGATCCTGTAGAAGCTCCTTCCATTGAAAGAAAATCCTGCCTTACTTTCCAAGCATAAATTTCATTTCCGTAAGTTGTTACTGCTTCTTCAAATGCTGTATAAAAATTAGACTGTTGTAATTCTACGTCTACTAGAGGGTATCCGAGTCTTCTTGCACAGAAATCCGCGACCTTATCAGCATCTGTTTGAAATTGATAATCGTAGTCATAAAAACCGAATGGAGTGTCTCCGGGAAAGAATGAGGATGAACCGGGCCAGATTTGAGCGTTAGCCATATACTAATAAATAGGTATTAGTTTATGAACTCAACATATGCTAGAGATGCAGTCATTATGGTATTAGAGGATCCTGAGACTATAAATTGAATATTTCCCGCCATGGCTAGATTCAATGCATCTGAGGTATATAAATTACTGATAGGAAGTCTTCTTAAATCTCCTGTTTGATCACAGTAGGCAATTGACCCGCAGGTCCTGATAGTACTATTCTGGAATATAATATCGTAGAGTATCTCAAAAGGTTTATTCTCATGAAACTGTAGAGAAATAGGCCCTATATTTGTTGATGTTAAAATTCCCTGATTTGGATCAGGTCCTAATTGAACATAAGAATCAAAAGTATTACCGGAAGAATTGCTAAATTTACCGACTATTCTAAATTTTAAAACCTTACTAGTGTAAGTACTTGCATTATTGTAAAAAGTTGATCCTAAATTCCTAGTTCCTGTAAGGTTTGATATGCTAGAGGAAAATAAATCAAAGTTAGCACTTCCGGATTGATATACATTATCTAATTTGGTATAAATTGTACCTTGAGGATAGATAGTGGTTCCGTTGTATGCACCTGTGGTGTAGGTAGTGATGCTTGATGCTGCTGCATAAGATGAAGTCAAAGCGTAAGAAGCAGTAACTGCAGTGGTTGCACTACCTGATAATGAACCTGTGATTGAAGTAATTCTTGCAGAACTACCTGAAATAACCGGAACGGTTAGAGTATTGGTTGATGGATTATAATATGGTCCGTTTGTTCCGTCAGCTGCTAATTGATAATAGTTGTTTAATACACCTGCATCATTTTTAAATACTAAAGTATACTCGGTATTAGTTGATGCATTTGATGCAATGTAGGTTTTACTTCCTGAATCAGAAGTTTTAGAATTTAATGCATTTGTTGCCCAAGATGCTGTTGCATATAAAGGACCGATAATTGTGTAAGAACCTGATGTTCTTAAATCATATGCTACCGAACCTGACAATGCATCCACGAATTGATTTACGTGAACTGCTTGAATGGTTTGTCCGGTTTGTATTTGAGATAGGTAGGTTACTGCGTTTGCCATTTGTTATAAATATTACATATTTGAGTACCCGTATTCAAAAGGAATTAAATAAACATCAAAAGAACCAGTGACTATATTTAATTTAGACTTTCCAAATTTGTCTCCAAAATCAATTGAAGCAAATATAGGGGTTGAATCATCAAACCAAGTTCCTGAAAATTTACCTCCTACTGTGCTGGTTAAATTTAAAATAGCTTCTACTGATCCTGATTGGTATATTGTAACTGGTATTCCAGATCCATCTCCATTATAATTGTATATAGAGCCTGTGAAATCAAATGTGTAACTGTGAGCAACTAGTATATTTGTTGATGCAAATAAGGTATACTGTACTGTAGTAGTTGGTGAATCGTATAAGTTTACATAATTTCTTGTTGTAAAAGGATCCATTAAATTACTTTTAGGAGAAGTTATATAGTTCTTAAAGAAGTTAGAGGTGCTTAATGTAGTTATAAAAGAACCAGCTTCAGGATCAGATAATATTGTACCCCTCCATATAGTTTCTTTTGGGTATATATTACTTAAAGTAGTTGACTCAGAACCTGTATACTGTATTCCTAAATTTAATAGCGTTGTGGCGTTTCTTTCAAAACTTATGTAGTTGTGTATAGTATCGACAACATACAAACTAGAAGAATTACTTAAATTATAATTAAAACTGGAAGTGTAGTAGGTAGGACTAGATTGATCTGATATAGGCCATTGTCTATTACTAAAGTAGTAGTATCTGGTACATCCATCAACCCCTTTAGTTGGATGTATATCTGATTTATAATTTATGATATAATAACCATTTGTATTAGTAGCTGGTATTGTAGTACTTGTTACAAAAAAACTAGAGTTTATATAATTTACTCCTTTTCGTAAT